CGGGTGGGACGTTTCCGCCCCGGGGTGGCCGGAGAACCGGCCAGGCCGACCAAAGGCCGGCGGAGGCCGCAAAGAGCGGCCGGGCCCGGCAGAGCCGGGCCGGGCGGGATCAGAGCCGATCCCGCGGGATGCGTACGTCGAGGGCCCCGCCCGACTCACGCATGACCTCGACCCGCTTCCCCATGTGGCGGGAGGAGGCGCCGCGGCCACCGCCGTGCTTGCGTCGCTCGGCGATGTTGCGCGCGGCGGCGGCTTCGCCCGCGCGTCGTACGGCGGGGTTGCGGGCCGCCGCCTTGGCGCCGTCCCTGGCACCGGTGACTGCCTTGATTGCACGATCGGCCATCTGCGCGCGCTTGCCGACCGGGCCCGGCATCTGCGAGGCGATACTCAGGCCCAGTTTCGCGACCGGGACCAGAGGCTTGATGGCGTTGCCGAGACCGTTCGCGGCGTCACGGAGGAAATCGCCGAACCCGTTGGCGTCCGAGGGGCTCCAGAGCTTCGTTGCCTCAGAGGCGCGCGTGAGGTTCTGCAGGAACTCGATGTCGAGGGGATCCTGGATCGTGGTGAACGCCGTGATGGGGTCCGTCGGCCGGGTGGGCAGACTCATGTACTGGATGTGGACGACCAGGGTGCCGCTGAAGTCCGAGTCCAAGCCGTTGAGGATGGCAAAACACGAGTAGTCCGACAGCTTCTTGTACTCCGTGTACTGCGTGTCGAGGTACGGCGCTGCTGTGTCCCAGTCGGTCGTGCGACCACTGCCTTGCATCCCCTGCGGCACCGCGCACCGGTACTCCTGGGCACCGGCGTCCCATGAACTCACGCGATCGAAGACCATGACGGGCCCAGAGTCGACCTTGCCGAGGTTCATGGCCTTGTCGACGTAGTCCATCGGGACGGTGAAAAGGAATCCGTCCTTGGCCGACGCAGTTGTGGCCTGCAGGTTGAGCGCGTTCTGGGGCTCGAAGACCTGCGGGGGGATGGTGAGCACGTCGGTGCGCCCGGCCTGGGTGTAAGCGACGGGCGTGCTCTCGAACATGCCACTTGAGCGAAAGCGCTCAGTGCGGACCGGGGCACGCTGGCGGCCAATCGTGCAAGAACCACTCTTGTTGAGCTCCTTGGTGGTGTTGACGAGCTTGACGGACATGCCAAGCACCTCCATGGGCGTGGCCACGTCAAAGATCTCGGGAGCCTGCACGGCGAACCAGCGATCCGCAGGGAGTGAGCCCAGACCGGCGACGGTGAACGAAGTGTCCTCGCCGTCGAGCCAGTAGAACCCCCACACGACGGCGTCGGTCAACGCCTCGGTGTTGGGAATGTCGGGGCCGGGGTTGACGGTCGAGCCGGTGATTGTGCGGCCGTTGAAGTCCATCTGGCGCCAGCGGAAGGCGATGGTCTTGCCCGGGATGACACCAGGCACGCCGTGATCCGCTGGGTCGCCCGTGTTTGGTGAGATCACGAGCGGTGAGGTGATGAACGAGGCGTTGAAGTTGGTACCGGCCGGGATGGACGCGGGGCGGCTCATCATGAGCTGGAAGGCCCGCGAACCCTCGGCGCCGCGAAACTGCCCAAAGGGGTACGGTACGCCGGCCGTGCCGGTCCATGGGGCCGAGGCTGCCGCGAAGAGCTTGCCCTGCGCTGCCGTGTAGCCCAGCTGGGTCGCCTTCTTCACAAAACCCGGGTGGTGGCGCTCGAAGCGCTTGCCGTCGGCCTCGTTGAAGCTCGCGGGGTCGACAGCGTCGGCGATCGCAACGGCTGCCCCGGATTCGTCTTCGTCGCTGGCCAGCCGCGGTGGGGCGGTCATGTGCCGGGCTAGCGGTGGCGACTGGGGGGCAGGGGCCGACGCGGCGGGCGCTGCGGAGGCCGACAGGGCCGAAGCCGAGTCAGCCGCCAACTTTACCACGAGCTCGTCGTCGCTTGCGAACTCGAAGATCGGGGCGTCGGCCTTGTGGGTGATAGCCACGCGAGCGCCTGGGCGCTCAAGGTGTGCACACAGGATGCGCGCGGCCACCGGGTCGAGTCCCGGGTGGTCGAGAATTTCGTATCCGTCCGCGGAATCCGCGGTTGTTGCTGATGGAACAGGAAACTGGTGGGTTCACACCGCTCAGTAGTCGACCTGGAAGAGTCGCCTAAGAACGTAATGTGAGTGGATTGTGCGACCGCGGAAGGGGGTGACGGTCGCCATGAATTCGCCGACTTGGGCCGGCGTGAGGTCGTAGCGCTCGCGGATGAAGTTGTCAGTCCAAGCCTGGGTCGCCCTCTCGGGCGCCTCATCAGTCGACACGTTTCCGTAGTCGGCTTGCATGGTGTAGCTCAGCTGAGTGCGGAACCTTTCGGACCGCGACACAACCTCCGGGCTCGGGTACTCCCCTGGATTGTACCCAAACGCGCGCATCTGCTCCTCGAGGTGGCCATCGGGGAGCAGGCGGTCGAACAAGTCGACCAGAAATTGGCAGCACGGCCGGCCTGTGATTTCCCTCGCCATGGCGGCGAGGTACAGGAGCGCGGCCGCGTCGGGGTCGGTGATCCTAAGCCGACGCGTGCTTACCGCCTCGGTCACAGGGATCTGACAGGCCGAGATTGCCTTGGTGCAGCAAGACGCGTTTCGGGCGCAGTAGAACGGAACGCCCTGGTCATTGCGGGCGAACGCGCCCTTCAGGAACGTCGAGCTGTAATTTGGCATGTGGTTCTCGTTCCACAAGTACGCGGTGGGGTCAGACCCGTCGTAACTCGGGTCGTACTTGTACACACGGGCCCGGAACTTGAGTGTCATGCAGCAGTTTGCGAACTCACCCGTCCAGCGGGTCGCCAGGCCAGCCGGGTCATCGCCGTACGCGCAATCGTTGCCGAGGAGACCGGCGTTGATGATGGAATCACCGGTGATGATACCTTGACCCTCTGAGTTGGCGGCCGTAGTTGGTGTCATGCCCGACTTCTGCGCGCGGAGTCCGTCACGTGGCTTGAACTTGAGCGGCTGGTCCATGAGCCCGAGCGGTAAAAGCATGCCGCGCGAGTACTGGTTGTCAAGCTCGTCGATCACCCGTTGAGGACAGCCGGTGTGGGCGAGGAGTTCCAGAAACTGCTCGACAAGCGGGGTGACGAAGCAGGAGTCCCAGCGAGAGACGTCGCCCTCCGCCACGGTGAGGTATTGCTCGCCGCCCACGCGGGTGTATCCGAAGACGTGGTTGTCGTCGCCGTGCGTCGCGTAGTCCGCGAAGGCGCGGTCATTCGCGTCGGGGGCGGCCTTGGTCTCCCGGACCGCCGCGAGAACGGTCATCTCGAACTGCCGGACGTGTGCGGTGAGCTCGCCGACCACGCTACCGGGACAGCACCACCACCGAAGGTCAATCGGGACGCGACCCGTCGAGCAGCCAGTGGCGTCGTGCAGCCACATGCTGCCCTGAGCCAATGGCTTAGCGTCCCAAGCGAAAGCCTTCTTGAACTCGTTGAACCAATTGAGGAACTCAAGAGTGTTCAACGCCGACTCGGGTCTGAGTGCCTGGATCGCCCGTGTGCTCTTGACCCCCTTCTCGATCTTCGGGATAACCTGGAAGTATCGTTGAGGGCGGAGGAGGACACCCGCGTGGAGCGGTGCGCCCACGCGCCGCATGAGGTTCTTGTACACGGAGCGTTTCTTGGACTTCTCGACGAGCGCGTCGCCGGTCTCCGCAGTGTACTGAGCGAGCGGGTTCTGAGTAAAGTACTCCCCAGCCCGAGCGAAGATGGCCCCCTTGACCGAGTTCTGAGCAAGTCCCACAGCCTGGTGCGCCGGGGTGACCCCCATGTCTTTCAAGAGACGGTTGAGCGCAACACTGATGCGGTTGTGGCGATTGTCGCCAGCGCACCGGTTCGGCACGAGGGCAAACCACACCGGAAACAGCCCCTCCACCCGACCGAGGCGCAACTCGTCGACGTAGATCAGGAGTGGGTCAGTGCGCATGAGGTCCACGCGGGCCGAAAACTCACGGCGCAAGTCGCGAATGCTGAAGTTAACGTCCCAGAGGTTGGTCGAAAACTTCAGGGGCAAGTCCAGACAGTCGTACGTGCGCGGAAAATGGCAGTCACGTTCGGTGCCCACGATGATCATCGACGTGTTGGAGTACGCAGCGTCGGTGATGACAAAGCTCTTTGGACCGTGAACGACGAGATCAGCCACGAGCGAGCGCATCTGACCGGCGTCAATGGCGCCGCCGGACGGCGGTGCGGAGCTGCGCGAGGTCGCCACGTCGATGTACACCAAGGACCGGAAGCGTTCCCGGACCCCCCCACGGGCCTTGCGGAGGTGGTGCTTTAGCGCGGCCTGGTTGTAGCGGACGGCCGCGCCAGTCGCAACCACGACGGTCATGGCCACCCCTACCTGCGCCGCCACTCCAGCGCCGGCGGTGGTGACGATCGTGGGAATCTTGACATACGGAGCAAGCATCGGCGAAATGACAAGTGGAACGCCGATCGCGAGAGCGATGACGACGCCAGTGCCGGTGAGAATAACGCGAGCCCAGTACACGACACCGTTCCGGACGAGGGCGTGACTGTTGGCGTGTCGGTCTGACTGCGCCGCAAGGTAGTTCTCGCCGCCGCTCAAGTTACTGATGCCAAGACGAGCACCAACACGCTCGAGGACCGTCGTCGACCGGCGCCCGTCACCGATCTGCTTGTCGCGGTTGCGCTGCTTGTACCTGCGGACAGCCTCGTCGTTGACGGCTGCGGCGTAGCCCGTGTCACCTGCACAAAACAGGACATACGGGTACTCGCCGAACCGGAGAACCAGCTTGGCCGTCCACTGCCGCACCGAAAAGGTGCGGACGGTGGTACTGTTGCGTTCGACCTCGAAAATTGAGGGCGCAACGGGCACCGCGTAGTCACCAACCGGGCGCAGCAAAATGTGCTGAGACACACTGCGTGGCTCACCGCAGCGGTAGAGGTGGCGAATGTCACGCGCGGGTAGCTTCGCACCGCTCTTCTCATACACGGTGAGGCTGGCCATGCGACGCCACCGCGTGGTCCAATTTTGGCCACTCGGCACGCAGTCAGGGGTGCCCGTGCAGAGAGCAGCGAGCGAGGCGTCCAGGTCCGACATCTCAAAGCGCTGGACGCCCGTCTCCTCGACCGAAAGTCCACGCTGGTTGGGTCCACTTACGTAGTACGTGGCGGGGCACATACCGTCGCCAGTCATAGTACGATGGGACGCGTCGGCGGCTCCGAGGTAGTGTTCGAAAGCAACCCACGCGTAGTGGTACAGTTCGTCAGCTGGGCTGGGCTGGAGCTTGCCGGTGTGGAAGGTACCGAAGGGGCGACGATGGTCGCAGTCGACGAGGAGGTCGTCGACGGTCGGCGCCCAGGTGGAACCGTCCCCCGTCCCGTGTTCGACCACGTGGTCGAGCTCGCCCGACTCGACGAGCTTGGACCACGAGTGAATGTGAAAGAAAACACACCGAGACCCCGAGTCCCGACCATGGTCGGGCGTGGGCTCGGGTTCCATGTACGTCTCACGCTCACAGACAATACGATGACTGCCGCGCTCGTCGCTGAGTTGGGGGTCAAGCTCGCGCAGTAATTTGGCGTCATCGGCACTGGGGCAGACGTAATAAACGCGCTGACCAGTACGAGCTTCGTTGACGACTTGGGCCCAGAACTCCTCCCCAGGCAGCGGGGCGGCCTCAGAACTGCAGGTGGACAGGTCATCATCGGCGTCATCGCCGGGTGCGGCCGCGGCTGATGGGGGCCCAGCTCGCCGGGCGGCGCGCTCACTGGGCTTGTGGGAACTGGCCTTGCCCGGGTTCTTGGACGTCGGTCGACCAGCCGGCTTCTTCTTGCGCCGGGAGTCCCGGACCGCAAATTCCGCCGGGATCTTCTCTGCTGAGGTTTGCTCACGTGAACCACGTGTTGTTGCATTGGTAGCAGGTAACTAGTTTTCGGGATAACCAAGCATGCGGACGGCGCCCAGAGCGTCCGCGTTGGCAAAGGTCAAACCTTGTTCTGTCTTGGGCTTGGTCGGGTGTCGGTCTGCGTAACGCCTGAGGAGACCCCCCAGGTCCGTGGGCGAAGACCAACGTCCTTGTCGCGAAATCGACAGCCTCCAGCGAAACACCGGAAAATCGCGACGGAAGTCCTCAAAGAGACGTGACACGCGGCCCGTAGGCGTTGTGACGTTCACATCAACGAAGACTCGCTCCCCCTTACGTGCGCGGAAGGCAATGACCTTGCGCATTTGGGAGCCGACACCCCAGGATGCCGTGGCGTGCGTGCTCAGGAGCTGGCGGGCCTGGTTGCTCCGCATGTACTCCCGCGTCAGGTCCCGCGCGAGCGCCGTGCGCGCCTTGCGCCAGCGGTCGCCCGGGACGATGACAGCACCACCAGGGTATAGACCCGGGGTGGGTGAGCCGGTTGGCCCCTTGCGCCCTCGGATTGAAGGGGGCGCCGGAGCGGCCGACTTGGCGGCCCGAAGCTGCGCACGGACGCGCGGGTTGCGCGGATCCTTGAACCCCGTAGTACGTGGGGCGTCGCGTGAAACGACGTGCGCATACCCTCCGCCGAGTGGTCGGCCCGCGTTCATGGAGAACTTGGTCGGGACGTCAGGCCGCACGAAAGGCGGCGAGGCGGGACGTTCCCGCCGTACTCGGCGTGGCTTGGGCAGCTCTTCCTCGGTGACCTCAGCAGCGGCGACGCGTTCGTCGTGGACCTCCGCGAGTGTCCGGCGCGTCTCCGTCTTGAGACGGTTGAGGTGCGCCAGAAGTCGCGGGAAACGGCCGCGCTTTGGTATCAACCCGAGGTGCTTTTCGACCCGAGCGACGGTCTTCTGCAGCAGCTCTTGTTCACGACGGAGCCTGGCATACTCGCGACGAGCATCGCGCACGACTTTCTTGTCGGGCACGAACTCGCCGAGATCCAGGGCGTCGCTGAGCGCTTCGAGGTAACCGCCGGACTCCGACAACTCGTCGGAGTTGCGTTGCATCTCGCTTCTCATGTACTTAAGGGTGTTCTGTCCATGAGCGTAATAAGCTTGAGCGAGTAGTACGCGGGTCTCATCCTGGTTCAGGGTGTGAATATCACGGCTCCTGAGCTCCGACAGCAACTTCGATCTGTCTCGAGCCTTCATCTTCCGGAGTTCTTCAACTTCCCGGACCAGGGTGGGCATGGTTCGGCTAGCACTCTCCGGAGTGCCGACCTCACCAGCGGGACGCTCGATTTCTATAGGCGCGGGCGTTACGCGCTTCTTCACCTTCCTCTCTCTCTTGCCACGTGAACCACGTGTTGTTTTGTTGGGAGCAGGCAACTTACGTTTGGCCTCGTCAGGCTGCGCCAAAGGGCGCTCGCACCCGGGTGTAGACAATGCCGCCCTCGACGGGTCCCCGCAGGGACCCGCGTCATCAGACGGCACCGCCACAGACCGGTGCCCGGGTTACGAAGGTACAAACCGCCCTCGACGGGCCCCCC